CATTAGTAGTTATAATAACGAATTTTGCCAAGTTAAAAGCTTTACCTTTACTATCTAGATCTGCTTTCACAAACGGCTCAACTATGGATCCACACATACGCTTCAAGTCCGCCATAACCGTAGTCTCTCTTTTCTCGGATTTTATAACGCCTATGTCATCCATAACTATGCAAGTTGTAGCACAGTCTAAATTGGAGTCGTACTTATCTTCACAACTGTAGTTGTCAACTTTTGGAGTGATGTTATCCCCCGTTTCAAGGACGTATACCTTGTGCAGCATCTTCTGCAATGCATCTATGCTGAAACTCTTACCACAACCTGGAGGTCCATAAAGAGTCACGACAAAAGGCTGCATTTTAGGCGACCCTCCCATGTGCTTAGCGGTTAAATCGTCTATCCAGCTGTTAATATTTATAAGTCTTCCAATATAAACATGCTTCTGCCAGTCTGGACACCTCTTAAGCTTCAGTTCCTGATCCTTCTTTAAGGCGGTAAATCTGCCATACATATACTGTAAGCTGTATCCTTCAGTAACTGCAAGACCGCTAGGTATAAGATCAGCTATCCGCTTACAAGCTATCCATTCTAAATCTGAGTTGACTCCGGTGAAAGTTTCAAGTATCTCAGAAATAGGACAACCTTGAGCAGCCAACACGACTGCTCTTGATGACATTACCAAGAATGAAGTTACATCTTCCATGATATTAGCATTCTTCCAAGCAAACTTTAAAGTTTCTTTATGAGGCAAATCGAGCTCAGAGTAAACCGCTCTTTCTAGTAGCCTTCCCACAACCGTTCCGTAATGGGAATGTTTCAAAGATTTATACTTTCCAAAAACTGCATCAACATCGTCGACAGATTCTGCGGTCAATCTCATTCCGCACAACTCTGCTTCATCAATGTCGTCAGTTAAAAAAGAGATGCCTGTAAAGAATGCCCAAGAGGTAATCACTAACCTTTGAGCTCTCTTATGTTTGCGGGAAGCAAATACAATCATGGCAAACATACCATGCGCTGCCAATCTCATCAATTTATCTCTAACAGGCTTGGTCCAGCACCGCCACTCTCTCTTATTTTTAAAAAGTACGGTGCACACTTGCTTAGCTAGAAGCCCACCCAAATGCTGAAAGGCTCCGAATATCCTATCGTCGCTGTTACTGAAAAAGCCTTCAGCTCTAAACAATTTGGCCTTGGCAAATGCCTTATCGAGCTCAGACTTGAGCTCTCCTTCCTCTATGTCAAAAACTTTCTTGACCTTGTCCTGTATCGCTCTCCTATTAGAATATAAAGTATACATAGTCTGGAAAAACGTAAAAACAAATATTATAAAACCCACCATAAAATTTCCATTCCTGGTCTTTATTTCGTAAGCTTCTGCATCAGGTAAGAAAAATAAAACCAATATTGCTCCTAGATAAGCCTGCCATTTCACATGAGAAACAACTTTAGAGTGGTACTTAAAATACGTGTAACTGTCATCATCATACACTCTCTTGTTGACACTTGGACTAACTGTTTTTATATCTTCCACACTCATGTCCAAGTTGTTAACAAACCAATCTAAGTGTGCCAACGCTGACGCGCTTCTTC